TGGAGAATATTTCCAAGAGTATTCATTTCAACTTATATTTACTTACTATACAAAGTAGTAATTTGGTATATGAACATTCCTGCTCCTACTATGGAACAAAGTGGGTTAGTCAGTATCGTAGTTGGTGCTGGTGCGGCTTGGTTTGGTTTATACACAGGTAGTAGAGCAAAATCAGACGATAAGAAATAATTATGGCAGAAGCAACAGCAGGCGCATTACAAATAGTACAAACACAACAACAATTAGTGGGAAGAACTATTGTTGGTGGAGCTTCAGCTGTTACTGGTGAATCAGCAGAATCTAAATCTCAAACAGGTATTTTAGAACAAATACGAGATATAACATTAAGATCATTTAGAGCTACATCACAAGTAGCACAGACATTAAAAGATACATTAAATTTTAATAAAGATGAATCGAGAAGAAAAAGAGATCAGGCTGCTGAGTTAGCAAAAGAAGAAAGTAGACCTAAAACAATAAGTAGAGATAGTGTGGGTGGAGATGGTGCCAAAAAAGCTGAAGAAGCAGCTGGTAGATTTGATGGTACAATGTTTGCTCTAGGAGCTTTTACAACAAAATTATTAAAACCTTTTCGAGGATTATTAAACTTTTTTAAAAAGATAATACCATTAACTGGCATATTTGCCAGATTAGGACCTTTAGCCTCTGGTTTATTACGATTATCGGGAATTGGTACTGTTCTATTCATATTATTTAAATATTCAGACGAAATTATTAAAGCATTAACACCTGCTATTGATTCTCTTAAAAATGCTTTTGAAAATTTAAAACCAGCTTTTGATTTTATAATATCTATTATTGATGGTGGTATTAAAATTGCTATTAATGCTATAGGCGGTGCTTTGAGTGGTATTGCTTTAGGTATTGAAACTGTCGCTGGTTTATTTTCAGGTGTATTGGATGGTATTAATCAAATAGCAGATGGTAATATAATAGATGGTTTAAAAACTATTTTAAAATCAATAGTTATGGCACCTATTAATTTATTAAAAGGTTTAGGTAAAATTATAGGTGACTTCTTTATAGGATTAATAGACGCATTACCATTACCAAAATTTATTAAAGATAAATTTAAAGGTGCTGTTGAAAAGAAAGAAACAGAAACAGGTAGTGCTGGTGATATAGCAGGCGAAGCCTCACTTACAGTAGGTGAAACAATGGACACACCTAAAAAATCAAAACAAGTAAGTCAGGCATTAGATGATGAATATTATGAACCTGAACCTGTTATAAAAAAGATAAAACCTAAAACTATAAACCAAGATAAACCTCAAAGTATGATTGAAGTTGTTTCAAAAACAACAGAAACAGGTGGTGAAACTGTACAAACTACTGGTTTTACAAAAGATATGAAACAAGGCGCTATTGACACTTATACAAATAAAATAAATAGTATAGATGATAAAATTAAATCAATAGAAGATCAATATGGTTTTCCTAGTTTTGAAGTAGGCAATCCAGATTATGATAATCTTGTTGCTGATGAAGCAAAAGATAATCCAGCTTTAGGTAAAGCTTGGAGAAAATACAAAGCTTTACATAGAGAAAAATTTAAAACATTAGAAAAATTAAAAGAAACGCAAGTAAGACCATTAGAAGAACCTACAAATACACAAACAACATTTGCTAAGTCGGTAGAAAAAAGAGAATTAGCAGGAGAATCTACATCAGCTAATATAACTTACGTTAACAATAGTCCAACGAGTGTTGTAAGTCAGAATGATGTTAAGAAAGCTGAAATGCATTCAGGTAATATTAACACTAGCTCTGGTGATAGTTACTTTGATAGAGTGGCTAACGGATATATTTAATAGATACCCAATTCTTTTTCAGTAAAGATTTTAAACTCCATACCATTATCATTACAATAGACATCAGCGGCTTGCCATTTAGCCACATTTTTGATATATTCTAAACTCTCTCTCATAAATGCTTTTGACTTCTTTGTTTTAGGTGTAGGTTTTTTAGTTTGAATTGATGGTTTTATCTCTATCATATATCGCTTGCCTTTTTTAGTTTTTATGATAAAGTCAGGAAAGTATCGGTGAACTTTACGATCAATTGGATTAACATACGGTATTGCTAATTCTTCACTTGCCCAATAGATTATATCTTCATTTTTATCACAATAAACCATAAACTTACGCTCCCAATTAGAACGATAGACAATTCTATTAGGGTCACCAGCGTATTTCGTTGGATTAGTTGGCCTGTAAATACCTTTGTATGTTGCTCTTCTTTTCATTATAAATATTACTATATAAAGGTTATTTATCATATGTTAAAAAGAGCAGCTTCACATTTAAAAGGTATGGCAACTGGTTTTTTAAATAAAACCGTAGCAGGTTCATTAGGTAGTTTTGCCTCTGGTTTTGCTCCTAGCATATCTGGTAATCAATCTAAAGTAGCGGCTGAACTATTAAAGAAGTCGCCATTAGAAGTAGATTTTGATCCAACAGAAAAATTAAATGCTGACCCATTACAGTTTAGTCATATTCAATATCCTTTAGACTTAGGTAACAATAATGAGGGTGGTCACTATATCTTATTTTACGCTATAAGAAATAGTTTTGATAAACCAGATAAAAAAAGTAATATAAAAACAGCAGGTAGTGTTACACTAGGCACATCATTAGTTGATTATGATGAGGGTAATACATCTCAAATAAAAAATTTAAGACAATTAAAGTCGAATGGTCAAATAGTAACACCTTTAAAATCAGAAAATTCAGTCTTATCAGAATATCCATCACATACAGAAACAACAGCTGCTATAGCATTATATATGCCGCCAGGTGTTAATGTAAAATATGGTATGAAATATAGTGTGAAAGAAACAGACTTATCAGGTACAATTGCTACAGCATTAGGTAAAACAAAGTCAGCACAAAATACAGCAGACGCATTAAGAGCTGTTATTAAGGGTGCTCAAGGTGCTGGTATAGATATTGGTAAAAAATTGATTGATGAAGTTGGTGAAGCACTTAATTTAGGTTCACCTAGTCAATTAATGAGTAAAGCATTTGGTGTTGCTGTAAATCCACACGAAGAACAGTTTTTTGAAGGTCCTGAATTTAGATCATTTGATTATTCATTTGAATTTTGGCCAAGAAATGAAAAAGAGATGGAAGCAGTACAAAAAATAATATTTTTATTTAAATATCATATGCATCCTAGATTAGACAAACAATCAGGCGGCCGACTATTTAAAGTACCATCAGAATTTGAAATACAATATTGTCATTTTGGTCAAACTAACACATATTTAAATAGAATAGCACGTTGCGTGTTAAAGAATATGGACGTGACTTATGGACCTGATGAACAGTTTAGTGCTTTTCAAACTCCTAAATCAGGTAAAGGTGGAGCTCCTGTAACAACTAAAATGACTTTATCTTTCCAAGAAACACAATTTATTACTAAATCAGAAATTTATGAGGGTTATTAATTATGGCTTTTTTTGATAATTTCCCTAAAAGACAATACGATATATCAGGTAATGGTAATTACAAGTTAGTTACTGATATTTTAAGACGAGTAAAGATTAGAGAATCAATAAAAGAAAATTCATCTCTATTTGATTTGTATGATGTTAGAAATGGTGAAACACCAGAGCAAGTAGCATTTAAAATTTATGGTAATGCTGAATATCATTGGGTTATTTTAATTATGAACAATATCACAGATAGATATTATGATTGGCCGTTAGGTGATTATGATTTTGAACAATATGTTACCAACAAATATTCAAATCCAGCCGCTGTTCATCATTACGAAAAAACACAATCAAGTGGTAGAACCACATCAAATGGTCCTGAAGATTACTCACACAAAATTGAAGTGAATAGTGACGCTATAGGTGCTGAAGCAGTAACAAATTATGAATATGAAAGACGATTACAAGAACAGAAAAGACAAATCAAGTTACTTGATCCCGCTTACTTGCCAGCATTTGAACAAGAATTTAATAAACTGGTAAGAAAGTAATGGACAATGGCCGATAGATCAGACAATCCAAATATCATAGAAAAAGCAGGTGATTACAACCTGAACACTATTAGAATTTTATCTTATCGTAAGAACGAAGAAGAAGGCACTTTGTACGAGATGGATATAAAACAGATTACGGTGACTATAGAGTTAACCGAAGACATCTTTACAGGTTTTATGCAAGGTTCTATTATTGTGTATGACTCACAAGACGTAAGATCAATATTACCAATCACAGGTTTAGAAAAATTAGAATTATCATTTAACACACCTGGTATGCCAGGCGTACACGCTGTTAGAGAAGAAGGCCACCCATTTCATATTTACAAGATAGAGGGTGCACAACAGGATAAAACAAATCCAAGAGCACAATACTATCAGATATTCTTTTGTTCAAAAGAGATGTACTATAACTCATTTAATAGAATAAGTCAAGCGTACGCAGGTCCTATTGAGGAGGGCGTAGAAAAGATATTACGAGCAAAAGATGGCCTAAACAGTAAGAAACAATTTATAGTAGAGCCTACTAAAACAAACACAAAATTTGTTATACCTAACTTAAAACCTTTGAACGCCATTAATTTAATGGGTGCTGACGCTAAATCTGGTTTATACAATAATACAGGTTACGTATTCTACGAAGACGCTAGAGGTTTTCATTTTAGAAGTATAGAGTCAATGTTGGCACTAGGTGGTGCGGTGGCTAGACCAGCTACATTTAAATACAACTATCAAATTACCAACACAAGTAAAACAGATATAGATACAGATTTAAGTAATATAATTCGTTATGAGTTTTTACGACCAGCCAATATGTTATACAATTTAAACGAGGGTATGATTGCGAGCAAACTTATTACACACGACTCATTTTATAAAACAATAGAAGAAACGGATTTTGACTATTTACAATCATTTGGTGATTACTTTCATACTGAACACATAGACGGAGCTAAGGCGACCTTAAAAGGCACATTACCTTTTGTTAACTTTGAAGATACGAATAAAGACTTATCACAACAATATAACGCCAAGTTAATGACCGATAGTAGTACAAGTAAAATACACAATGATTATGAAATAGTTAATCCAAAAGAAGTATTACAACCTAAACTATCACAAAGATTGCAAATGCGAAACGTCAATCTATCTCTACAAGTCTATGGAAACACACTTATACACGCTGGAGATGTCATTACCTTTGATATGCCTATGTTACGACCACTAGACGAACAATCCAAGAGTGAGACCAATCCTTATTGGTCTGGACGATACTTGGTAATGGCAATCAAACATACTATATCACAAGTAGATGAAAGACACGAAATGAGTTTAAAATGTATGAAAGACGCCGTAAGAACTGAATTTGCCTCAGAAACATCAAATAATGAGGTTACCGAAAGAGAATACAATCAAAAGGTATTAAGTATATACGAAATAGATAAGAACTATTTAAATGATGACGTACTACAAGATGATTAGAGAATTTAAGAGATTTCCGACGCTTCCGAGCGCTATGGAGCAGGCCATCCATCAACAAATGAGTATATGGCCTACAATATAACACAAACGACTGTGAAAGGCAAGTAAATTAAGAAAATGAACAATATAATAAACAAATTAAGAACTTCATATGGCCACCTCTCAAATAGAATGATAGAGGAATATGATAGAAGACAATATATGAGGTTTTACAAGGGTCACTATGTAGATATAGAATGGCCAAGAGCTAAAGTCAGTCTGGCGACTGCCTGTTTCTATATGGGACAAGGGTTTGGGTATATACGAGGTCTACTAACAGGCCTATATAATGGAATTGGCCATTTGCGTACGATACGAAGAAATAGGTTAAAATAGCGTAAAGCGAGTGTATTAAAAGGCGGCATTTATCGGTAAAAATTTATGAACTACGATACAAATTTTTTAGGAAAGAACGGTTTTATTTGGTTTAATGGTGTAGTAGAGGATAGAATTGATCCTCAGTACCTTGGCCGAGTAAGAGTAAGATGTATAGGCTTTCACACACAAGACAAGGCCAAACTCCCAACGGCCGACTTACCTTGGGCAATCTGTTTATTACCTACCACATCAAGTGCTATAAGTGGCCTTGGCAACTCTCCTTCGGCCTTAGTTGAAGGCAGTTGGGTCTTTGGTTACTTTAGAGATGGTGTTTCTTGTCAGGAGCCTGTAATATTGGGTAGTTTACCAGGTCGGCCATCTGAGTTGGCCAATACTTCAAAGGGATTTTATGATCCTAACGGAGTTTATCCCAAATACAAAGATGAAGTGGACACCAATAGGCTGGCCGTTAATTTAAAGGATAATGAGGGTAATGAAATTAATCCACACTTGTCTTTAACATTAAGACGATCAACAAGAGAAACCAATATAG